TGGGCACGGTGGTGGACGTGCTGGAGGTCCGGGACGGCTGGGGCAGGACGACCAAGGGCTGGGTGTCCCTGGCCTATCTGGAGGCCGTGGAGGGCCCTCAGAGGGCCACAGACAACGGCATTGCCATCCAGGAGCATATCATCTCCGACGGGCGCAAAAACCGGCCGGGCAGGGACACCAACCCGGACACCTACATCACCATCCACGAGACCGGCAACGCGGCCAAGGGCGCCGATGCCGCGGCCCACGGGGCCTATCTGGACAGCGACGCCGGGGAGCGCGATATGGTGAGCTGGCACTACACCGTGGACGACCACGCCATTGTCCAGCATCTGCCCGACTCCGAGACGGCCTACCATGCCGGGGACGGCAAGGCCGGGCCGGGCAACACCACCAGCATCGGCATCGAGATCTGCGTCAACGCCGGAGGCGATTTTCAGGCGGCCCAGGCCAACGCCGCCGCCCTGGTGCGCCTGCTCATGGAGGAGCACGGGATTGGCATTGAGCATGTCGTCCAGCACAACCACTGGAACGGCAAGGACTGCCCAAAGACCATCCGGGCCACCACCGGGGCCTGGGAGGCGTTCCTGGCGCTCTGCCGGGGAGAGACGGAGAATGTGTCCAAGTTGGACGCCGACGTGGACACGCTGGCTAATGTCGGCATTATCGACCAGCCCGACTACTGGAAAGCCGGGAACTACTCCAAGGATACTGTGGAGGCCCTGATCGGGAAAACGGCGGATTATGTAAGGGAGGACGATTGATATGGAGCATATCAACGGATTCAAGGCGGCGGTCGCCGCCGTGCTGGGCGGTCTGACGGCCCTGTGGGGCTGGTTTGGCTGGCTGGTGCTTGCCTGGCTGCTCTGTATGGCGCTCGACTACGGCACCGGCACCGCCGCCGCCCTCCGGGCCGGGGAGTGGTCGTCCAAGGTGGCAAGGGACGGCCTGTGGCACAAGCTGGGGGCCGTGGTGGCCGTCCTGGTAGCCGCTATCCTGGACGGAGTAATTGGTTTGATCCTCGCCAACATTCCGGCACTGGAGCTGCCCTTCCAGTATGAGGTATTTGTCTCGGTGTTGGTGCTGGTGTGGTACATCATGACCGAGCTGGGGAGCATTGTGGAGAACATCGGTGCCCTCGGCGCTCCCGTACCTGCCTGGCTCCGCAAGGCCATCGCCGCGCTGGAGTCCACCGTGGACGGAGCAGGGGACAAGCTGGGCGGCGGTGACCAGAGAGAAAGTAAATAGGCAAGAAAGAGGACGGCACTTAAATTTAGGTGCCGTCCTTTCCTGATAAGTCGATTCGTCCGTGCTCTTTTTCAAAGTCGGCAATATGACGGCGAATTAGCCACTCTATTTCCCGGTTTTTACTGCGCCCATTAAATTTGGCAATGTATTCTAGTTTATCAAGCGTGATACGGTTAATCCGAAGCGTATAGCGGGGCAGGTTGTCTTTCATGGTGGCCTCCTGCAAAAAGTCCTTGACAAAAGTATATGCAGTAGGCTAAACTTTGACTTAGATATGACGCATAAATGACGCAGTATAAATTTATAAAAACCGGGCGGGGGGCTCAACCCCGCCCGGCAAGGAATTACTCTAACATGTCCAACACGGCGTCCTTTAGGTGCAGTGGTGAGAGGCTATACCTATTAAATGCCATGACCATGCGAAAGACCAGTTCCGCATCGGTCGATACGTCCTGGAGAATCTGCACAGGGCCTTGGTGCAAAAGGCCATATACTACGATATCGTAGCTATAGTATGTGCCGATCTCCGGGGCGTATTTCTTTCGCCTGAACATGAAATAGGATATGGGCACGACGATCATCCTTTCTCTTTTTCTACGGGATGTGTCGTGTGTAAAAGGGGGCCCTCTAGCTCGAGCAGGAGGGCCTCGCTTGTTTATGAGAGAGGAAAGATTGTGCCCCCACAATTGCCCCCAAAGCCCCGAGATATGCCCCGAAATCCTGCTAAATAGTGCACGTAGAATATATAAGAAAACAAGACAAAAAACCCTGTAGTCATTGAGACTACAGGGTTTTGTTCTGGTGGAGACGACAGAACTCGAATCTGTGACCCCTTGCGTGTGAAGCATGAAAAACAAAACCCGGCTATTCATTGATACTTAATACTTTCTCCTGTTGAGCTTTTTGAATTTGCCCCGAAGTTTGCCCCGAAAAGGCATTTTCCACAGCTCCTATCAGCTCACCAGGTGTGTTGCCGACCACGTGGCTATAGATGCCGAGAGTGACCTTTATATCGCTGTGCCCGGCAAGATACTGTATCTTCTTGATGTCCATGCCGGACTGGCAAAGACGCGTGATATAAGTATGGCGAAGCAAGTGCGGAGTCACCTTGAAGTCCAGCGTCTGCTGGATTTGTGGGCCGCGCTTTTTAGCCTCTTTCTCAGGGGTGGCCGCTGAAGCTTTGACTGTGCGCCGCCCGATAATTGCCATGAGATTACGTACAGTCTGGAGACTAGCATTTGAACCATTTTTTGCGGGAACGACGAAGACGCTATTACTCTTGGACTTTGCAGCGCGAAGGGCGTCCGCCAGCTTGCTGGGCAGAGGAATGGTACGGTGAGCCGCTTTCGTTTTGAGCAGGGAGGGGAAGATACCCTTTCCACCGTCAAAGCGCACCGCGTTGTTTACGGTGAGGTGGGGGGCGGCGGCATTGAGATCCAAGTCGCTCCAGCGCAGGCCACAGATCTCCTCTCGCCGTAGGCCGGTGTAAAGGCCGATCAGCACGAAGAGATAAGCGCGGGTGCCCTTTGTGGCATCCTCCAGAGCGGCGCATTGCTCGGGTGTCAGCGGCACCTTCTCCTCGGTGGGGACACCACCCGCCTTTATTTTGGCACAGGGCGAACGGAAAATCAAGCCATTTTCCACCGCGCAGTCAAACCCCATGTTCATGACGCCCAGCACCTTGGTTTGGAGAGAGTTTGACTTGCCGGCAAGGGCCGCCATGACACGCTGACAGTCCTCCGGCTTGACGGACCTTAGCCTATACCCTCCGATGATGGGGCAGATGTGGTTGTTGATGGCGTTCACATAGTCCCGTCGGCGAGAGTAGGAAAGCCCATCCTTCCGGTTCGTATACCACTGTGCAAGAAGCTGGGCAACGGTCGTTTTGTCATCCAAGATGACCCCCATCCGCTGGGCAGTCTCCAGGTCGTAGAGCTTGGCCCGCAGTTCCTCTTTACTCTTGGCGCGAACGTCTTTGTAGGCACCGCTTTGCAGCTTGACCCGTTTACGGTAGTACCCGGTTTTTTCATCAAAATAAAACTCGGGGCGTCTTGCCATCTTGAATCCCTCCCACAAGTATGATAATATGAGAGGGTGATATGGGCCTGTCAAACCTTATCACCCTCTATGTGAGCCGTCCTTGGTGTTGGTAGCACCGGGGGCGGTTTCTTACAACATATTACATTGACAAACACCTTTGTTTTGTATATACTATAGCCAAGCTAACTCGTGAAGGATAAAAGCTGGGTTCCCGAATGGGAGTAGGTGGCATCACCAAGAATCCCAAGCTCCTGGGGTTAGCGTCTTTTTTTCTTTAGCTGCTCTTTGAGACTTCGGATAATATTTCTGGGGTCTTTTTTTATTTCATCCGCAATAAAGTCGATGGCTTGAATCGAATAGCTATATGTCGGCGCAGCATTGACCCTAAATATGTAGCAAAATTTAGGGTTTTCTTTCATGGAGTAGTAAGTAGTAAATAAATTGAAGTGATACATATTGAAGGAGACCGCAGATCCATTGTATAGCAGTTGAACTTTAGCCCGTAAAAGCCGGCTATTTACCTCTTTTAGGCATTTTTTAGCGGTATATTTAAAAGAGTCGTTTGGGTCTTTAAGTTCTTTAATTATTTGTATTTTTGCATCCGAATCATTCGCTATACCAAAGGTTTCTGTAGCCTTTCGCCTATCCTTTGTAAGGTAATGATAATGTTCGACACGGATAGCAAAATCGCTATTATTATGCAAAATTTCTGAATCAATTACTTTGCTTGTTGATAGTAATTTTTCTGAGATTTGCCCTGGGTATTTAGCCCTTATCTCTGCTTCGTTTAACCCACACATACTCACAGATAGCGCTAAAAAATTTTGCGGGACTACGGATGTCATATCTATCCCATGAAACTCAGACATTTTTTCCGTAAAATTAAATATACATGCTTGAAAAAGGGGGATATATACCATCTCATATTCTTCCACGATAAAATGAGTACTTGTATTCCGAAGCTCGACTATGCGCAATAGGTTTTTGCGAATTGGGGCATGCTCATTTGTAAAAACTATTTTAATACAATTTTCTAACGTAATAGTGCGATTTGGGTTATCCTTATAATAAATTTCATGTTCACCTAATGTATTGATGATGTGAGCCTTGAGCATAAGCTCCCAGGCGTTACAGATAAAAAAGCTAAACCCCTCGACCCTGTATCGGATAGACGGTTTATTGTATACCTCAATAGCTAAAAGGAAAGCTTCTTTGGATTTATCAAGCAACTTCTCTGCAATAACAGAATTGGTAGCCATGTTTCCAGTCCCCTCCTCTCTATTTTACTGCTCCTCCGCGGCAGGTTACTAAAAATACAACTCTGTTGCAAGATTCCCATGCGTGTACCAGCAGACAGCTTTCCTCATAAATTCCTCAGTGACCCCAAAATGTTCAGCTAAATCCCACAGATCTGTATGTCCATCAGCCACGGCTTGATCCAGATCATCAGCGGACAAGCGCAGTTCAATGGCTCGTTTATCCGCACGGTTCTCATGCTTTTTCCGAATATCGCAGGTGGCATACTCATTATAGAAGGCCCCTGTATCACAATGCCCAATTTCATGCAGGCCCTTCACTAGTTCATCGGCATCGGACAAAAGGGTAAAGGGGTCAATCGCAATAAAGCATTTGCAATCCGATACTCGCATAACAGATATACTTTCAAGCCCGTCGCAGTCTAAATTGTACCAATAAACATCATACCCCTGCTGTTCGGCATACTCGTACAGTTCAACTACATTATTTATTTTTTTCGTTTTCTTGGGCAAATTTTGCGAACTGTCTAACGCGGTCGAGGACATCATCGTCTATCTCCCTTGTTCCCCACAAAGCAAATTTAATATCATCGTCGCTGACTTTGCGCTCACCCTCTTGGGTGGGCGCTTTTTTTGTTTCTTCTCCAGTCAGGAGGTAATCAGTGGTGACGCCGAAATAGTCGGCAAGAGATTGTACGGCATCTCCGTTAGGGATGGCTCCCGCTTTCCATTTGTTCCAAGCGGTACGACTCAGCCCGCAGTCTATACAGGCTCTTTGCTTAGAAACGCCCTTTTGCTTGCACAAATCTTCAAACCTATCAAAAAACACGAAAAGCAACCTCCTAGTTTGGTTAAAACATAGAAAGCTACTGAAGTTGCTTTCTGCCATTGACAGGCAACCATGGTTATCGTATAATAAGCTCATGGAGCAACTTAAGTCATCTTTCTGTTCTGTTTGTCGGCAACAACATAGTATCATGAAAGATAACCTAAGTCAACATCCTTATATCAAAAAGGCAACTTTCGTATTCTTCACTAAAAGGAGGTGGACGGAATTGGTGGAAATGAAGGGGGTGAGGGAGGGGTACACGGTCAAAATGGGTTTCTTCGGGAAGCCCACCCCACAGGTAGTTCAAGTGTCCTTTGAAATGCCTTACCCCGATTGGTTGCAATTAGAAAAGTCAGATTTGTGGCGGAATCTTCTGGAAGTTCTTGAAGCCGCTCAAAGAGAACCAGACCGCTGATCGCCCCAAGTTCGGAAAGCTGGATGGGAAGCGGATATGATTTTTCTACATCGGTTCCAATGATTTCTTTCTTTGCATCACGCCGGACTTCTTCATACACAATAGTTGGGTTTGGGGTGCAGTCAATTATTTTCCCGTTCAGAAGGAGGGCGACCCTGGTAATAGCAATCGGGAGTCTGGATTTGTTTTCAAACATTATCCGCAAAAAAGTAACGTCATTGAAGGACTTAATGTCAAGGATCGAAATATGCAATCGCTTTCGGTTCCTGTGCCACGTACAAACCAATCCGAACAGTGACATAACAAAGCCAAGGACGCCTGCAATATCCACTAAGTCACTCAAAGAAAGATTGTGGATAAAAGAAATGAGTTGAATAAACATCTGAAACACCTCCTCGTGAGGCTATTCTACCAGAACAGAAAGAAGGTGACAATGGTATGCCTGCAAAGTGGACTGCTGACCTGCTGGGCGAGATGCACCTGGCCGGAGTCACAGCCAAGCAGCTTGCTGCTGAGGTCGGATGGAACCCCAAATATCTCAGCGTTGTGCTTAACGGACATAAGGAGCCGAAGGGTGCGGAGGAAAAACTGAACGCAGCTCTTGGGAGACTTGTTTCTGATCAGCGCCAGAATACCACAGAGTAAGTCCAATAAACCGGACAATAAAGCCCGCCCCTGACGGGGCGGGGCCGGGAAAGGAGGAAGTATAGGAATGGAGCAAAGCACACTGCTTACTGCCCAGGAGATTGCCTCACGCTGGGGGGTATGTGTTCACACCGTTTACCGCCTGGCGTACAAGCGGGACGGGCTACCCGCCTACAAGGTGGGGCGGTGCGTCCGCTTCAAGGAAGAGGAGGTCGCGGCATACCTGGAGAAGCAGACCGTGAAGCCGGCTGAACCGGCGGCAGGAATGAAGATCGGCAAATTCCAGTACAAGCCCGGGATGAAGGTGGTGAGTTTATGAGGAGTGAGTCCCGCAACGAGCGCCGCCGGGCACGCCGGGAAGCTGTGAGCGCGGTAGTGTTTACCGCCTGCATTATCCTCTGCTGTGGCTTGCCTAACTGGCTGGAGGTGTGGCTGTGCGCTATCTGATAACGAGCATTGCGTCGCTGTGCCTGTTGCTGTTGCTGGTGGTCCTGGTAGAGGGAATCAGCGCCCCAGAGCAGCCGGCCGCAGAGTCACCGGCGCCTGTACCGAGCCAGAATCCGGGTATCTTCACCATCCCAGCCCCCGATGGCCTGGAGGAGCTGGACGGCTTGTGGGTTGCGATCCCAATAAACTGATGAAGGAGATGAAAACCATGGAGGATCTGTACCAGAAGAAATCGATTCTACAGATGGCCCGGGGGGCCATTCAGGAGCGGGCCGACTACGAGATCACCAAAATCCTGGACAATATCCTGGACCCCAACACCTCGGCCACCGCGGCCCGGAAGCTGACGCTCACCCTGACCCTCAAGCCGGACGACACCCGGCAGAACATCGCCGTAGGCGTGGTAGCCAAGAGCACCCTGGCGGCTACCAATCCCGTTACCACATCGCTGTACGTGGCAGACCAGGACACCATTGTGGAGATGGTTCCACAGCTGCCTGGACAGATTGATATGGACGGAGTTGAGGAGGACGCGGCCCCGGTTCTGAAGCTCGTAAAAGCTATGTAAGGAGGAAGCCATCATGTTGAAAGAAGCCATTCAGCACATCCAGGAGACCGCCAACAAGCCCTTTATCCAGGAAATTGACGGGAACACCTACATCATCGACCGCGAGGGCCAGTACGAGCAGGTCAAGCCGGAGCTGGATTACCCGTCGGAGCTGATCCTGACCAGCCTGGACGCCCTGGTAAAGCTGGTCAAGACTGAGGCGTCGGAGCTGGACGCGCCGCTGTACATCACCATTCCGGATCATCTGACTGCCGTCTGCTTTGGCCAGCCGGACAGTGAGCTGCGCTTCAGCCGCGTGAACTACTACCGGGCCAAGGCCACTGACGTACCCGGCTGGCAGTCTGATGTGAAGATGGGCTTTGAGGAGATGCAGATCGCCCTGCGCACCCGCTTCCAGGAGACCTCTGACTCCCACTACGCCATGAAGCTGCTGTCCGACATCACCACCGGCGGCAAGATTACTTTCAACGACAACGGTATCGCCACCAGTGTTGTGACCCAGAAGGGGGTGGCGCTCCAGGCCAACGAAGCCATCCGGCCCATTGTCCGGCTCAAGCCCTATCGCACCTTCCAGGAGGTGGAGCAGCCCGAGTCCCCCTTCCTGATCCGGGTCAGCGAGCGGGGCATCAGTTTCACCGAGGCCGACGGCGGCATGTGGAAGCTGACCGCCCGGGAGACCATCAAGAAGTTTCTGGAGAAGCGGCTCCAGCAGGAGGTCAGCGAGGGCTCCGTTGTCATTGCCCTGTGAGCAAAAAAGCCCCGGCCGGGTCTGCACACCCGGCCGGGGGTGGGGCATCGCCCCAAAGAACTACAGCCCCATTTTAACAGGGGCAAAAGGAGTTGTCAAATGAGAACCACTAAAATCATCATCAAAAATTTGTTTGGCATCAAGGAGGCCACCCTGGACGGACGCTCGGTGGAGCTGTCCGGCCCAAAGGGCGCCGGCAAGACCTCCGTGTTGGACGCCATCCGCTTCGCTCTGACCAACAAGAGCGACCGGGATTATGTGATCCACCAGGGCGCTGAGGAGGGCGAGATCCTCATTGAGACGGACACCGGGCTGCAGATTGACCGGAAGGCCCGCTCTGAGAAAGGCAGTGTGGTCAAGGTTCGGGACGGTTCCATGGTGCAGACCCGGCCGGCGGAGTTCCTGGCACAGATCTTTACTCCCCTACAGCTGGATCCGGTGAAGTTTACCCAGCTATCCCGCCAGGAAAAGAACCGTGAGATCCTCTCACTGATCGAGTTTCCCTGGGATATGAACTGGATTTCGGAGCAGTTTGGCGAGATTCCGGCCGGGGTGGACTACTCCCAGCATATTCTTCAGGTGCTCAACGACATCCAGGCCGAGAACGGGAACTACTTTCAGAGCCGCCAGGCCCTGAACCGGGATATCCGCAACAAGCAGGCCTTTATCGCGGATATCGCCAAGGATATTCCGCCCAACTACGATTTCGACCGCTGGAACGACTACCCGATGGCGGAGAGGTACCGGGAGCTGGAGCAGCGCCGGAGCGAAAACGCCAGGATTGAGCGGGCCAAGGCTTTCCTGAGCAGCCAGCAGGACAAGCTGCGGGGCCTGCAGGGGGAGCATGACATGGCGGTGGCTGCGGCAGACCGGGAGATTGCCGCCGAACGGGAGAAGCTGATGGCCGAGATCTCTCGTATGGAGGCTCAGATCCAGGCAGCCCGGGAGAAACTCGCCGGGCTGGATCAGAGGCGCCAGGATCGGGTGGCGGCCATCGATGCGGATCTCGCCGCCCGGCGGGCCAAGCTGGATGCCGACCTGGAGGTGGCTGCCCGGTATGCGGACCCGCCCATGCAGGACATAGCAGAGCTGGCCGCGGACATCGATACCGCCGAAGCTATGCGCAAGCACCTCAATGAGTACCAGCGTATGGTGGCCATGCAGGGCGAGGTGGAGCAGCTGGCGGCCAAGTCCGAGGAGCTGACCCGCAAGATTGAGCTGGCCCGGGATCTGCCCGGGCAGATTCTGGAGACGGCCTCCATTCCCATCAAGGGCCTCACGGTGGAGAACGGCGTTCCACTCATCCATGGCCTGCCCATCAGCAATCTGTCCGACGGGGAGCTGCTGGAGCTGTGTGTGGACATCACGGTCAGCAAGCCCGGCCAGCTGGGCATCATCCTGGTGGACGGCGCTGAGCGGCTGGACGATAAGAGCCGGTCGGCCCTGTATGAGCGGTGCAAGGCCAAGGGCCTGCAGCTCATTGCTACCCGGGTGAGCGACTCCCCGGAGCTGGAGGTGGTGGAGCTGTGACCCCCGCCGAAAGAATGATGGCTGAGCGGAAGCGGATCGAACAGTCCGGGGCCTGCTATGTTACCCCTTTCCGGATGGCAAAACTGATGGAAGCAGCCGGAAAAATTATGAACATCATGGTCAAGGCAGATACGAATATCTGCTATGAGGAGTGCAACATCATCTTGGCGCTGGTAGCGGCCGGGATCTCATGTGTAACGGAAGGAGAGGATGACGATGATGCCGAAGGATAGGCTCCGCCAGCTCACTGGAGAGGAGCGGCTGGGTCAGGAGCGGGAGTCCGAGTATCTGGGGGCGGAGGACATTGACGACGGTGTGGAGCCGGTGCTGACCATCTCCGGGCTGTGGAACGGCATGGTGACCCTCCAGCGGGGTAAGGAGAAGAAGGACGTGCTCACCTTCGAGGAGGAGCGGGTGCCCGGCATTCTCCAGGTGCGGCCCCTGATCGTCAACCCTACATGAGATCGGGGCGGCCCTGGACCGCCACCTCTACCAACCGCAAGGCCCTGCGGAAGCTGTACGGGGACGCCAAGGCCGCCACGCTGGTGGGCAAGCGCATCCAGCTCTACATCGACCACAAGGTGAGGGATCCCCAGGACGGGGGGTACACCGACGGCATCCGCATCCGGCCTCATGTGCCCCGCATGGCCCCGCCCCCGGTTCCGCCCTGTACCGACTGCGGGCAGGAAATTAAGCCGGCCGAGGGCAAGAACGCCGTATGGCTGGCCGCATATACCAAAAAACACTACGGGGCGCCCACATAGCCG